GAAAAAAGGTAAGGTCAAACCCGTCTCGGGGGGCCGCACTATTGTACAAGAACTAGAATACGCTGAAAACGGTACATTCAAGCGTTATTCCGGATACGAAACACTGAATATTTCCCCTTCGGACGTATTTACGGCGGCTGAGTTTAACTATGCTCAGGCGGCTGTGGCTGTTTCCATATCTGGTTTGGAAATGCTTCAAAACTCAGGAGACGAAGCTATTATCGATCTTCTGGAATCGCGTATTTCCAACGCTGAAAAGACTTTGGTAAACAACATCGCTGCTGACTGTTATTCTGACGGCACGGCGGATGGTGGTAAACAAATCGGCGGTCTTCAGCTTTTGGTAGATACGACGCCTTCTACAGGCACTGTAGGGGGAATTGATGCTTCTACCTCTATCGGGTCCTTCTGGAGAAATATTGTTGAGGATTCTGGCGTTGCGACGGCTGCAACGATTCAAGGTTCTATGAACAATCTCGCCCTTCAACTTGTAAGGGGTACTGACAAAACAGACCTGATTGTTGCGGATACGAATTATTACGCCTTGTATCTTGCTTCTCTTCAGGCCATTCAACGTATTACATCTGAGGAAATGGCTGGCGCTGGATTTACTTCATTGAAGTATTTCGGTGCGGGTGGTTCTGCTGACGTGGTACTTGATGGGGGTTATGGCGGTGCGTGCCCTGCAAACACAATGTACTTTTTGAATACGGACTATATTTTCTTCCGTCCGCACTCAGATCGTAACTTTGTTCCTCTGGGTGAGGACCGTTTTGCCGTCAACCAAGATGCTATGGTCAAACTGATTGGCTTCGCTGGAAATATGACTGTTTCCAACCGTCGTCTTCAGGGCGTTCTAGCTAATACATAAGGAGTATAAAATGGCTTATCAATTTGCTGACAACGTAATTGGCGGTACTCCTATCGGCTCTTACACGACAACGGCTCCGGGGATCGCCGGACTTCCTTCTACTGGTCTGGAACCCCAACTAGGGGAGATTCGCAAAGGTTGGGATACAACTTTGGGGGCAGCGGAGTTTATTTATCTTCGCATTCCCACCTCTACGGCGATTACGGCAAACCTACTGTACCAATGGAGCGGCCCGTCTTACACTGTTGCGGTTCTTCCTGTCCTTGCGACATCGAAAAATACCGGACACGCTGTAGCGGCAGCGGTTGCCTCTCTGACCTCTGATGCCACCAATGTTAATTATGGATGGTTCCAGATTCAAGGTCTTGCGACGGTGCTTAAAACCGCTGTTGCCGCCCCGCCAGATTCTGTAGTTTATGCCTCTGGTACGGCAGGTAGGATTAAACTCCTCACCTCTGCTGGTGGTCAGATTACGGGTATGAGAACAGCCTCTTCGGCGACCGTGACATCTACGACTTCAACCGTCACGGTATATATGTCTCGTCCGGCTATGCAAGGTCAGATTACGTAATATTATTAAAAAGAGGGGGTTTACGCCTCCTCTTTTTTTTACTATAATTCGCCCATGCATTTCATCTGTCTTAATGCTGGAAATTACCTAGGTCGTGGAAAAGAATATGTTGAAATTCTCCGTGATGGTATTTTCAGAAACCTCCCAGAACACATAAGCGCAAAATTCACCGTTTTTACGGATGATCCTGAAGACTATGGAGATATCCATAAAAGACCCCTCCCAGAAAATGGATTGGAAGGATGGTGGAATAAACTGTCTCTCTTCAAGTCCGGACTCTTCCCCCCCGAAGACACAATAATCTTTTTTGACCTTGATACCGTTATTACGGGAGCTTTAGACGATATTGTTAAATATTCAGGATCGTTTGCTATTTTGCGAGATTTTTACCGTGATAATGGCTTGGGATCGGCTGTAATGATTTGGAAGGGAGATCATTCCTATATATGGAATTCATGGAATGACAACAACCGCCCTCATTTAATGGGGGGAGATCAGGCGTGGATAGAAAATTCCATAAAAACATACGATATAATTCAGAATGTTTTTCCCGATAGGTTCGTAAGTTACAAAGTTCATTCTAAAAATAAAATCCCTAAAGGTGCCTCAGTGGTTTGTTTCCATGGCCTTCCCCGTCCTCATGAATGTAAGGGATGGGTTAAAGAGTTTTGGAAAATAGGCGGATGCTCCACATTGGAATTTTTTAACGAGTCAAATACGGAAGAAGATAAATTGATTGAGAACATCGAATATTCAAATAATCTTGGGCTTCCTCTTTTAGAACTATCCGATCCTCATGAAGACCATGCTGTTGTTGTAGGGGGTGGACCTTCTGTTAAAAATTTCATTGAAGAGATTAAATGGCGAAAATCTCAAGGGCAGAAAATCTTCGCTCTTAATAATTCTTGGAAGTGGCTTGATGGTCAGGGAATCATACCTGACTTCCACGTTATGATGGACGCAAGGCCGGAGAATGTTGAATTTGTTCCCGATGGGAAATGTTTCTATTCTTCTCAGTGCGATAAGAGCGTTTTCGATAAGGCCAAAGACGTTACTTTATGGAATCATTCGAATGCCCAAAATATTGTACAAGGAAATGGTTTGTTTGTCGCCGGAGGGTCAACGGTGGGGTTAAACACCCTTTCAATCTGTGCTATGATGGGATATAGGCAAATTCACATTTATGGATTTGATTCTTCTTATGAAGAAGATAAGCATCATGCCTACGAACAGAATTTAAATGACAATGAAAATACCATAATTGTTAAATGTGGAGATAAAGAGTTTAAAACCGCCCCTTGGATGGCTGAGCAGGCGATTCAGTTCTCAGAACTTTATCCTCAATTAATATCTATGGGGTGCGTTTTAACCATTCACGGGGACGGGCTTTTGCCTTATATGGCCTTCACAGGAGCTAAGCAGGAAAATGATGTTGATTTGAGGGCCAATTCAATCCTTTCAAGATTAGGGGAAAATCCCGTAGGTGTGGAAATTGGGGTGTTTACTGGGGCTTTGTCAACAAAACTTCTCACAAAACCCGATTTAACTTTATACATGGTCGATTCATGGGTTGAGGCCGATCCGAATAGTGATTATGCAAAGAGTACAGATTTTCACGGAAATCTTTCTCAGTCTGATCAAGATAGATTCTGGCAGCATAGTATTTCAGTTACTTCATTCGCCGCTGACCGAAGGACAGTTATTAAAAAAGACTCTATAACGGCCTCTAAGGACTTTGAAGACGAATCTTTGGATTTTGTGTTTATTGACGCTGACCATACTTACGAGGGGTGTAAGGGGGATATTAAGGCTTGGTATCCTAAAGTAAAAAAAGGCGGTCTGGTTTCGGGTCATGATTTTGACAATCCGAACTATCCTACTTGGGGTGTTAGAAAAGCAGTTGAGGAAATGAACCTCCCTTACGAGCTTGGAGACCACTTCACATGGTTTGTCAGGAAACCTGTTTAAAAACCCTTTAAAATAGTATAGTCTTTTACAAGGAGAAAAAATGGATTTAGTTTCACCTATCGTTACAAAACAGGGTAATAACTATCATGTCCAACACGGAGATGATAATGGCCTTTATGTTGAGTTCTTTTTGCAACCAGTCGAAAATAAGGAAAAATCCCTCAAAGAAGGCCGTCCGATTTTTGAAGACAAAGAATATATAACAATCCGTGTTTTAGGAGATAAGTCCACTGTCAGAACACGCCCAGTTACTTATAAACCCAATGGGACGGTTCCGGCTGATATTGAAAGATTTCATCGTCAATATCAAGCTTTTAAATCTCAAAATGCCCAAATCACCGAAGGCACTCCCGTCACAGAATGGGCCGCTATTACAAAGTCCGAGGCAATGGAGTTGAAGGCTTTAAATATTCACACAATTGAATCTTTAGCGAATTGTGGTGATAATAATATTAATTGGTTTGGCGGAAGACAACTAAGAGATAAGGCTATAGCATGGATCAATCAAGCAAAAGATGGGTCTGGTATTATAAAGCTACAAGAAGAAAATAACTATCTTAAGACTCAATTAGAAGCTCTTAAAAATGAATTTGAAGCTTTTAAAACTCTCCCCAGAAAAGGAAGACCACCTAAAGAATGAGAAGTTTTTTAGAGTTAGTTCAAGCGGCATGTGATGAGATTGGGATTCCCCAACCTGCAAGTATTGTGGGAAATGTCGATGATCAGTCTCGTCAGATTCTTGCTCTAGCAAATAGAGAGGGTAAGGAATTTTTCGCTTATGCGAATGATTTTGGGGGATGGCAGAATCTACAAAAAGAGTATATTTTTACTACAACCGCCCTTCCCTCTACGACCGGGGATACAACTTCCGGCTCTCCCGTTATTACTAATATTCCCTCAACTGTAGGGATTACCGCTTTAACATGGACTGTTACGGGAGAATCTATCCCCTATCAAGCTAAAGTTATCTCTGTGGATTCCCCCACTCAAGTCACGATAGATCGCGTAGCGTCGGAGACTTCGGTAGGAACCGATTTAACCTTTGGACAAGCTGCTTACTCCCTCCCTTCTGATTTTGAATATTTTGTCCAGAAAACCTACTGGGACACCTCTTTTAGATGGCAACTCTTAGGCCCGATCTCTGCTCAGGAAAAAAACGTCTTAAGGTATGGAATCTCTCCTTCTGGACCCCGGAGGAAATTCTATATTATGCAGAATCTTCTCTGGTTGGACCCCACTCCTCCCGATGATGAATATATTGCTTTTGATTACTATTCGAACGCTTGGTGTACTTCCTCTGGAGGAACTGCGCAAACAGCTTGGCTTGCGGATACTGATCTTTATAAATTAGATGAAGATTGCTTTATCCAAGGAATGAAGTGGAGATATCTACGCTCTAAGGGTTTGGATTACGCAGAAGAATTGAATTCTTATGAGAAAGACCGAGAGAGAGTTCGTGGAAGAGACGGGGGAAATAGAGACCTTCCCCTGAATGCTCGTACAGGGCTTAAATTGCTTTCTTCCGACCAAGTCCCCGATACAGGATTTGGCACATGATAAGAAATGCTTCTTTAAAAAGGGTTTCCAAGACAGCCTCCCTAGCCGCTCCGGTAGGGGGGTTAAATGCAAGAGATGCTATTGCGAATATGAAGGAATCCGAAGCCCCTATTATGGAGAACTGGTTCCCCTCCCCTACTAGCGTAGATATAAGAAACGGATATTCCGAGTGGGCGACAGGGTTAGATGGCCCGGTAGAAACTATTATGTTTTATAATGATGGTTCTAGTAAAGAATTATTTGGGGTGTCGGGTGGGGAGATTTACGACATTACTTCTTCTGGAGCCGTAGGCGCTGCTGTTGTATCAGGACTTACTAATTCTCGCTTTCAATATGTGAATATGGGAACGGCGGGAGGATTCTATCTCATGGCCGTTAATGGGGATGATAAATTACAATATTACGATGGGACAAGTTGGTCTGAAGATGGCGGAGCGCATACCATAACAGGGGTGGATACTTCCGATATCGCTCATATTAACATATTTAAAAACCGTGTTTGGCTGATTGAAAAGGATACTTTTAAGGCATGGTATCTTTCGGTTTCGAGCATCGCAGGAGCGGCAGCAGCTTTAGACCTTTCTGGTTTATTTAAACTCGGCGGTTACTTAATGGCCATGGCCAATTGGACCATTGATAATGCCGCAGGAATAGATGATTACGCAGCTTTTATTACTTCCGAAGGTGAGGTGGCCTTATATAAAGGAACCGATCCTTCCTCTGCGAATACATGGGCGCTTGTGGGAACTTTTAGACAAGGAAAACCCATCGGAAGAAGATGCTATATTAAAGCCGGGGCGGATGTTTTAATTGTTAATGAAGATGGGGCCTTTCCTCTCTCAAAGTCTCTTTTAACCGATCGATCACAAACCCAATCAGCAATTACAGATAAGATTACAAATCTCATAAGTGAAGATATAAGGGCCTATAAAACTAATTTTGGCTGGCAGCCAATTTTACACCCTATAGGGAATAAACTAATCATTAACATTCCTTCGACAGAAAATAACACATCTCATCAATACGTTATGAATACCATCACGGGAGCGTGGTGTAAATTTACAGGATGGAATGCTTTTTGCTGGGAAGAATTGGACGATAGCCTTTATTTTGGGGGAGATTCTACGGTTTATCTTGCGGACGAAGGTACGGACGACAACGGGGGGGACATTCAAACGGACGTTCAGCAGGCTTTTTCTTATTTTGGTGAAAGGGGAAGAATTAAGAAATTTTCCATGGCTAGGCCAATTTTTATGTCCGAATCTCCTGTAAGACCCTCAATTGTTGTGAATGTCGATTATGAAACAAGAATTCCTCTTCCTCCGCCGAATTTTTCGGGAACTGGGGGGTCTTTATGGGATATTGCGCCATGGGATACCTCAGATTGGTCTCTTGGAGATTCTATTACCAAGAGATGGCAGTCTGTCACTGGAGTGGGATATTCAGGTGGGGTGAGGGTTAAGACTGCGACTCAAGGACTTACTTTAAAATGGCAAGCTACGGATTTTATTTATGAGGTTGGCGGGGTTTTGTGATCCTTTATGGGGCGGACGATGATGTTTCTAAATGGGTGGCATTACAGTTTGGTCAGCCGGAAGATTACTTTAACCCATGCCGCGCTATAGGAATTATCCACGAAAATCAACTGATTGCCGGGGTTATTTATAATAACCAAAAAGAATCCCAAGGAATACCCTACATGCTGGAAATGACCATAGCCAGTGTTGACAAAAGATGGTGTACAAGGCATAATCTTAAAGCGTTATTTTATTTTCCCTTCACTCAGCTTGGTCTGAGAAGAGTCCATACGCAATGCGATTCTTCAGATGAGGGGGCTTGGATGTTCAACAAAAGATTGGGATTTAAAGAAGAGGGTAGGCACAAGGCTGCCTTTCCTAGTGGCACGGATGCAATCTCTTTTGGAATGTTGAGGGAGGATTGTAAGTGGCTTTAAGATTTCTTTTAAACCAAGATGATCCTCGATACTTAGATGGAAGATTACTTAAAGGTGGTGGGTCGAAAGCGCCAGCCGCACCTGATCCGGCAGCGACGGCAGCCGCACAAACAGCCACGAACAAAGAAACCGCTTACTGGAATGCAGTTTTAAATAACGTAAACCAAATCACTCCTTATGGTAATTTAACCTATAAGCAGACAGGCGGTGGTAAAACCTATAACATGGATGCCTATAATCAGGCAATGAACTCATATAATCAGGCCCTTTCGAACGGCGCACAACCATCTATAGGAAAAGTGTCCGATCTTGACTCATTCGCTGCAATTACACAGAAGAAGCCCCAGGAAAAATATGCTGGTCCCATGCCGCAATTGTCGGATTTTCAAACTGGAGACGCGCCCCCTTCTTTTACTTCAACAATTGACCTTTCCCCCGATCAGCAGGCTATTTTAGATTCTGAAGAACGCAGACAGATCGCTTTAGGAACTTTAGGTGAAGAACAAATCGGAAGAATCAGGGATTCTGTTTCTAACCCTTATTCTTACGCAGGAATAGGAAATGAGATTTCCGGAGATGATATTGCCACTCAACAAGCAAGGGCAGAAGAAGCCTTAATGGCTAGATTCAACCCTCAATTTGCCCAAGATGAGGAGGCGTTAAGAACTCGTCTTATCAATCAAGGAATAGGTCAGAATTCCGAAGCCTACCGTAGGGAAATGGAAAGATTTGGGCAAACAAAGAATGACGCTAGAACACAGGCGATTCTCGCAGGTCAGCAATACGGATCAGAGGCCCAAAGACAAGCACTTCAAAGAAGAAATCAAGGCATTCAAGAATATGACGCTCAAAGGAACGCCCCTCTGAATGAATATATTGGTTTGACTTCAGGAGTTCAGGTTCAAAATCCTCAATTTAGTTCTCAAAATTACCAAGGTTCCCAACCCGTAGATTATGCTGGCTTGATTAATCAAAACTATCAAAATCAATTAAACCAATATAACGCCAAACAAGCAGGATCAAATAACATGATGTCTTCTTTGTTTGGTTTAGGGGGATCATTCCTTGGAGCCGCTGGTCAGGCTGGAGGAATTGGCTCTCTCTTCGCTGGACTCTCGGACGCCAGACTGAAAGAGAACATCGAACATATCGGTGAGGAAAACGGCTTCCCGATCTATAAATTTAACTACATTAACATTCCGGAAAAATCCTATATAGGTGTGATGGCACAGGATGTTGAACAAATCATGCCTGAGGCCGTCTTTGAAAGAGAGGGTTGGAAACACGTCAATTATGATATGATTGGTATCGAGATGAGGGAAGCATGACAATGGCTCCCGTAAGAGGAGCGATGAGTCTCCCCAATCAAGCACAATTCTTTGATCCCAAAAAAGAAGCGCAAGTTAAGCGTCAAAGAGAACTCGCTGCCGCTCTTTCAAAACAGGCCGAATCCATCCCTTTAGGGAATGAAATGGTTTCTGGAATCGTCGTAGAGCGCTCTCCTATAGAGGGCCTTTCGAAAGCTCTTCAGATGGGTTTGGCAGGCTATCAACAAGGACAAGCCGGAAAAGCCGAAGATGAAGTCTCTACACAGCGCCAAGAGCTCTACAAGCGAGCCTTTGATCAAATGGGTGATCCCCGCCTTGCGGCGCAGATTCTTTCTCAAGACCCGCAAAGTATGGATATGGCGTTTAGGTTGTATTCCGATGCCCTCTCTGCCGACCGCTCCGACGAAAGATGGGAGAGGGACGCCAATTTAAAACGTGAGTTGGCCCAATTGCGTGCCGGCGGAAATATGATCCCTGTTGGTACAGATGAAAATGGCGAAGTTATTTATGAACAAGCCCCTAGAAAACTATCAGCCACGGAGCAAAAAGAATTTTATGACGCAAAAGAAGTTACTGATGCTGTCAAAAACGCTGTGGGAACATTGGGACAGGTCGAAAAACTACAGGGGCAGGATATGTATTCTGGCTTGGGGTCAACTCTTATGGCAGGAATGAACCGTGTACCACTTTTGGAAAAGATGATCCCTGATAACAAGGCCGCGAACACGACAACTTATAACAATCTTTTAAAAGAGCTTGCTTACTCACGTTTGAAATCAACCTTTCCGGGCGCTATTTCAAACTCCGAAAGAGAAGCATTGGAGAGACTTCAGGCTCTTTCATCCTATAGTCCGGCAGAACAAAAAAAGATTATTTCAGAAGCGAGGACCGTTCTTGAAAGACAGGCTCAGATTGCTGGAGATAAGCAACAAGGAATTGTAACTGGAGAAGTTTATACAGGGGAGCCATTCCGACCTAATCAGCCAACATCGTCTCCTGCGGATGCGCTACGCGCACAATTACAAGGAAAAATAGCTCCCGAAAGAATCGAAGCCTATATTAAGGCGAAGGGGTTGTAATGGCCGACTTATTTGAAAAAGCCAACAATATCAGAAGAAATTCAAAAGTAGGAACCGTTGCTCGTCAAATGATGCAAGGTGCCACATTTGGCTTTGCCGATGAGGCAACGGACGCCATTGCAGCCGCTCTCGCGGGCGCTATTAGCCCTGATTTAACTATGGTCGAGGCTATAAAAGCGGCCCGAAAACTCTCCAAAGAAGATTTGGGGAAGGATTGGAAAAACGCCCCGGTGACTTCCTTTCTTTCACAAGCGGTAGGATCACTTCCTATGGGGACAACAAAGGTAGCGGCAAATGCTGGTAATTGGATTCGCGGTGGCTCGGCACTACAAGGGGTCGGTAGAGGTGCAGCGGTTGGTGCTGGATATGGAGGGCTTGCTGGTTTGGGGGCGGCGGAAGATACACCTTCTGATCGTCTTAGGGGCGGTGCTTCTGGCGCAGCTCTCGGCGGGATTATTGGCGGTGCAACTGCTCCCCTTTATAGGCTTGGATCATCCTCTGGTGATGTGGACTTTGGAAAAGTAGCGAAGAAAACCGCAAGAGGGGCTGGAAACAAGGCTGAAAAGGCTTTGGCCGAAAAACTCGCTGCAAGACCGGATTTAAGAGATCAGTTAATGAGAGCCGAAGCAATGGACGCCGCCTCCAAGAGAACTGGCATTGATTTGACTTTGGCTGAAAAGATAGCCCAGAGTCCTTCGGATGCACTTTTGGCAGATCAGAAGATTTTGGGCCAAAACCCAATGACCGCTGGTCGTATGGAGCAAATGTACTCCGCCAGATCAGGGACGCCTAATCAGGCAGGGCAAATTGAAAACGTTCTACAGAGGCAAGCTCAAGACTTGGCTGGGGGGTTAGGTTCTTATGATGAGGTTGCGGCCTCACTGATTGACAAGTCCGGAAAGGCGGTAGGAAACATCACTAAGGGATTGGTTGCTAAGGCATCCCCACTTTATCAAGAAGCCTACCAAATGAATATCCCCGCCGATGATGCTATTTTGCAAAATCCGCTTATTCGTAGTGCGCTCGATAAGGCAAAAAGCAACCCAATTTTTGCCCAAGAAATCGGAGACGCTGCGGACAATTCCATCCAAGCCTTGGACGTTGTAAAGCGTAGCCTTGATGATATGGCCGAATCTGCAAGCCGAGCCGGAAATCGTAACGAAGCGCGGTTAATACAAAATGCCAAAACACAGCTTTTAAGCCAGATGGACTCCGCCTCACCGCAATACGCGCAAGCCCGTGCAGTCTACAGTGGAAATCCTGACCAATTGGCTATGCGCGGTCAAATCGGCGCATTGGCTGACATTGACCCAATGCAAGCTCAAAAGGTTGCGGGTCAGTTATTCTCCGGCACTCAACAAAACGCGGAACTGGCGGCGAAAGCGTTGGGTCTAGATGCCCCAAAAGCTGCCTCTGCTCGTATTTTTAACGCTATGGATACCGCAAGGGGCGATCCGACCTCTTTGGCTGGTAAGATAGCCCCCGATGCGCGTTCTATGGACATGCTCAGAACCTACGCAGGGAATGGTTTAGATGAGACTTTAAACGTTATCAATCAAGCAAAAATTGGTGAGAAGTTTCGTTATGGGTCTCCTACGCAACCACTACAAGAAGCCCAAAAAGGCATGGAGCAGGCTGCAAACGCTGGTTTGGATTTAGTTACCGGAAACAAAGTCGGACTGATTAGAAAAATTGCCGGAATGTTCGGTAAAAGCGAAAACGACCCTCAATTTTATAAGGACATGGGCGATTTAATGCTTACCGATCAAGGCATGGATTTGCTTCGTAGAGTCTCTATGGGTCAACAGAATGCTATTCAGGATCTCCAAACAGTCTCCCCTGCTTTGAGAATCGGCACGAACACTATGACAGCCTCACCCGTCTCAAGGGCGGTTGTAGGGGGCGGAATAACGCCTCAAGAGCCACAAATTCCCCAGCAAGACGACTTCTCGGATATAGAGGCTATATTGCAAGGCGGTCAACAAGATAATTTTTCTGACATTGAAGCTCTGTTAAGACCTCAACAATCCACAAGCGAAACACAGACCGAAACCATCTTATCGCCTGTAAATACCCCTCTCCTTTCTCGTGTTCGCCAAGCAGAATCCGGAGGAAATGATAATGCGAAAAACCCTAACTCCTCCGCTTCGGGTCCGTATCAATTTACAGATGCGACATGGAAAGGTATGGTTAAAAACTACCCAGAGACCGGACTGACCATTTCTGACAAATCAAACCCCGCTGCGCAACAAATCATGGCCGATCTTCTCATGAAGGAAAATGCTAACGCTTACAAAAAAGCCGGATTTGAGCCTAACGAAGCCGATCTGTACGCGGCTCATTTCTTGGGTGCTCCTTCTGCTGTCAAGGCTAAACGTAATCCTGAAGCTTACGGCGCGGCGCTGTTTCCACAAGCTGCAAAGGCCAATAGATCAATTTTTTACAATAACGGAATCCCCCGCACGAATGCGGAAATCAATCGCCTTTTAGGGCAGAAGGTAGGAGCTTAATGCCTTTTAACGGAAGCGGTGTCTTTACGAGACTTTATTCATGGACCAATGACGCAGCCGCAAATATTAAAATTCGCGCTGATCGTATGGACAATGAGACAAACGGAATTGCGACGGGTCTTTCAACCTGTATCACAAAGGACGGTCAAACGACTATTACTGCCGATCTTCCTATGGCGAATCACAAATTCCTAAATGTGGATGATGCGGACTCTAGAGATCAGTTTCCTTCTGTGGGTCAAATTCAAGACGGTTGGGGAATTGTTCCTCTTTCGTCAGTCTCCGGAACGGACACTATTACTGCGAGTACAAATCCCATCATTCCAGCTTATGTACAACCACAAGCTTTTTCCTTTGAAGCGACAGGGACAAATACAACGGCGGTAACCATTAATATCAATGGACTCGGCGCTAAGGCGATTCAAAAAAGAGGATCAGCTTTGGTGGCGGGGGATATTACTTCTGGAAATGTTGTATTTATAATTTACGATGGTACTCAATTCCAGATGGTTTCTCCTTCGGCAGAATCCGTAACTGCGAGTGGTAATAATACTTTTTCAGGCAACAATACTTTTACTGGAAAAGTCCTAACTCCCAATGATGGTCTTTTAACAATTTCCTCCGGTGCCATTACCGTAACCGGAGCCTATCACAATATTGACACTGAGGGAGCGGCTGCTTCCGATGATCTTGATACGATTAATGGCGGGTCGGATGGTCAAATCCTCACCATAAGAACCACAAACTCCGCAAGGGATGTGGTGGTTACGAATGCTGGAAATATCGTTACTAGTGGATCGAGCATTACTTTAGGAAATACAAATACCCCACTTTCTTTTAAATATGACGGAACGCTCTCAAAGTGGCTTGTGATGGGAGCTACTACGGCACAGGGGGCGTTGGCAGATACTGCTTTACAACCTAGCTCAACACTTGTCGTTATTAATTTGGGAACTGAAGTCACGGCCTCAGGTCAAACCAACATCGACTTTGCTATTCCTAGTGCAGCCAAGCGCGTCAAAGTTATGTTTGATGGGTTTAGCACATCGAATACTACCCCTCCAAGAATACAAATCGGGGATATCGATGGCATTGAGAACACCAACTATAAAGGCAGCAGTACATGTGTCACGAACACCAACGTGCAATCCGTTAACTTCACGGATAGTTGGGGTATTGGGGTTAATACAACGTTTTGGGCTAACGCCACAATAGCACAAGGGTGTGTTACATTGAGTCTTATGAATGCTACTCATAAATGGGTCGCAGATGGTATTTTGACCAGCAGCAATACTGGCACCGCCTATATGATAGGGGGTAGTAAAACACTTTCTGCCGAGCTTACAACTGTTAGAATCACAATAGATGGATCGGCGACAATTGACGCAGGATCAATAAACGTATCTTGGGAATTTTAGAAAGGAAAAACCATGCAAGCAATTTATCATCTAAACGGAACTGAATCACCAGTACCAACCACCACCGGAGGGGTGGCGATGACCACCGGATCAGTGTGTATGGTTTATGGAACTTATATTTACGGGGGTGTTTCTTATCTTTGCAATCAGGATGGGTTACATCAATTCTTCAACGAAAATACCGGAGCCACTTTTAATCGTCTCGTGTGTACTGGAGTGAATGGTACAACCGATATGTATAAATTCCTCTCTGGTGTCTCCTCAATGCACGTTCACGGAACGGACGATAATAGTAATGCTTTTGCGAGTATTTCTTTAGCTGGTCGTTATAGAAAATGGCGTCAACAGTGTGGTTATATCGTGGATCATATGGTATGGTTACTTCCTCAATCTGGATTGGGGTTTTCGGCCCGTAGAAAGTCAGTTAAGACTCTCGGCCCTTTAAATGGTTGGGATGACGGACATGTTGTTTTAGAGGTTCTAATCGGTGGGAATTGGTGCATGTTCGACATTACGAATGGATGTTATTTTACTCAAGGCGGGGTCCATTTAGATACAGCTGGATTCATCGCACAAATCGCTGGAGGCGGAGCGTTCCCAACGAAAGTCGTTATGGATAAAGGGGATAAATTCAACTCTCAGAGTGTTGGTTCTATAGACCTTTCTATTGTGGGAGAAAGAATGCATGCCGATGACACTCAAAGGGAGGCTTGGTACCGTAGAGTTTTCCAAGTAATAGTATAACTATGAACCATTTGGGTCTCAAAATGTTGGTAAAATATGAGAACGAACGTCATACAAGGGAACTTTAGCATGGGGGATATAGATGAAGTATCCGCCCTGCTAGGGGAGCTTAAATCAGGACAATCTAATACAGCAAATGCTGTTAAGGACATTCAAAACACAGTCGCTGTTATTAGTGACAATGTAAAAGAAATGGCTAAGTCTGCCGTTCTCTCCGGTTCTTCGTTAGAGGCGGCTCATAGATATATCGAAGAGATTAAAGCTGAACTCAAAGACGATATCAGACCTTTCATTGCGGAGACAAAATCCGCCCAAAGCGAGGAAAAAGGCTGGAAGTCTGCGATAAACTGGGTTCAGGGTTTAATCGGTGGTGGGGTTGCCCTTTTCGGAACATATCTAGCTAAACTCTTCGGTTTAGTGTAAAATAAGGTATGAACTGGGGAAAGAACAGTGCAAAAACTGCCGGATGGCTCGCAGGGGCCGTTGTTCTTGTGGCCAGTTTCGAGGGGGTTGTCGTTAAGCCCTATCAGGATAAATTGGCCTATAATATTTTGACTGTCTGTGCAGGGGAAACCCGTAACGTTGATCCCAATAAAATCTACACCCTTACCGAATGCAAGGCATTGCTGGAAAAAGGACTATTGGAATTTGATGCTGAATTATCGAAATGCATCAAGGTTCCTATGAGCGACAAAACCCATCAAGCTATCGTAAGTTGGGCTTGGAATGTTGGGACTGGCGGGGCGTGCACCTCTAGTGTGGTGTATAGACTTAATCGTGGGGACTATAAGGGTGCGTGCGAAAGAATTGCCCACAAAGAAATAGTCAACGGAAAATGTCAAGGTTACGGGTGCGGATGGGCTGGCGGCAAGCAAGTTAAAGGACTTCAAACCCGCAGACAGAAGGAGCGCGATCTATGCTTGGCGGGAATATAAAGCTCTACATAGGTCTATTTGCCCTTCTAATCATCGCTGGAGGGGGTCTACTTATCAAATGGCAACATTCCCGCATAGAAGAATTAAAAACCACCACAGCCCTTCTGGAGAAGCAAAATGAGGCTATCACAAAAACGGCGAATAGGTTTGCTAATAAGCCTAAGTCTGACGATGACGTTACTAACGAGTTGTGCAGACGCGCCCAAGCCGAATACAGACGTGAAAATCCAACCGTCAAGCGAATTCCTGTACGATCTTGCCCATGAGTATTCTACAGGGAATTATGGGCAATGCACTCGCGAGGTTGTTAAGGACTGGATTGTTTTAACCCAACAGGAAGAAAGTGAAGATCAGTAAGGGGTATTCCATATTCTATATACATCTCATTTCTTCTTCGCTCGGCATCTTCTTTATTTTTAAAAGTCCCGCCGTGAATAGTTTTTCCGCCGTATGATATAGAAACCCTGTATCTTTTTTGCTTATTTGACCAAAAAACACCAGCGTATCCTTTGTTTTTAACACCCTTAAGAGCATTTTCCCTCACCGAAACATACTCTAAATTAGATAAGTTGTTGTCAGTTCTTACCCTGTTTATGTGATTAACTTGTCGCCCCTTCCTCTCTCCCAAAAATGACAATGCAACCAATATATGTATTTTTGTGTGTTTGGCTTTTTCACCATCTTTATACAAGGTTGCCCGAAAGTATCCAAAGTCATTCAAGGTGGTTTTTAATACCTTATTTTTTCTCTTAGAGAACAATTTGCCAGTCGAAGAAATTAGATAATATTCCTCATACCCCGGAACGGGCTTCCAAATTTCATCAATTTCAGGTATGGGTAAATCAGTCATGACGTGCTTCCTCACGTTAGAGATTAGAGAGAGCGCAGCCGATACTGCGCTTTTTCGCATTATAGCATGAACTATAATCACGGCAAGCGGTTAGTCCTTTAAAAGGAGATTATCATGGATTTGATATTACTAATATTCGCGTTTGTATTATTCGTGGTGGCTGCCATCGGCATCTCGGCAGGAAGATTCAACCTTATCGCTGCTGGCCTCGCGTGCTGGGTAGCTTCTCTTATCTTCAGCTAAAACAACCTCAATCTGACACCGGGCGCATTTCCACGTCCCATCCGGTGAGAGTTTCCAATCGTGACCCCAATGACATTGGTCTAGTTTCATATAAAGGTAACTGAGGACAAGCGGGCGGGGTTCCAAAATAGAAAAGAGCGGTATTTAGCCGCCCTCTTCCGAGAAAACACACGATTAAAATTAAAAGGACAGCGACTAAGCAATCCACATTCAATCTCAAACACTATACATCTTCCGCTTGGAATTGTCTATAGGTTTAAGGTCCAACATCCATTTTTGCCTTCCGTCTCTAGTGAATTCGCGGCGCTCCATGAGTAAAGCCCACCCCATGTAACACGCGCGACACTGGGTAATTGTAATCACTTATATTTTCCTACAATAACAAGTGGCCATAGAACAGTTAGTCTGATATAATCCCAGACAAAGTGATCATCGTCATATAGGTGATTTTGCATGTTAAGCTGCCCAAGAGAAACAATACACCCGCCGAGCAAATATACAGATATAAATATAAAAAGACCTTCCATCATTTTTTCCTCGTATAGCATAAAAGATCATGTTCGCGGCAGTAAACCGAACCCAAAGCCCGCTCAGCATTACAGCATAACTCAATCCCCTCTACGATGAAAAGACAACCATCAGCCTTTAGGAGAGTCGTAGGGTTTCCGTAAGCGACGAACGCCTCGGGGTTTCTTTTCTCTGGGTTTTTCTTTACGGTGCTTAGTTTCCAAGCCATTCTTCTCTCTCACTAAAAATTCCTGATACTGTCTGCGTGATTCTTCTTCGTATTTATCCATATGCCTTACCATTGTGCAGTTTCTTAATAGGTTTTCCGATATAGACGGGTGGGTACTTCTTCTTGTCTGTGCTAAACTGATCTGCTGTTGGGTCGATCACGGTTCCGTCTTTCATAACGAGATAGACGTGATTCCAGACACCAACATCGCTCGTATGGACTTCGGTTTTTACCCCTGTTGCCCAAGACAGATAACCCTGCAAAGCCCAACATACCTTAGCGCACATTCCCTTGGATTTTCTACGGCCTAAAATACCTTTACGAAACTCTTCTGCGAAGACAAGCAATTCGTATTTGTCATATTGCGGTTTAGCCATTCTTCCCCCGTTTTTCCGCTTCTGCTTTGATAACTTTGATTGCCGCACGCCCCAAAAGATTTTCACCGAACAGGGCTTTTATGGGCACGCCATCGATGGCAAATGCCTGTTTTACAATTGCAGCGGTAACTTCATCTTCCATCCCCTCTAACCATTCCCATGACTGTGCTGGGGGTTGTGCTTTGAGGCGGGTGCGGATCAGGTCGAAATACGGACGCAGGTACTCAGCGGCAGAGGCAACGAGACGCTCCTGTTTGCTGGTTGTCCGCTCTACGCCATTCGCCCTGATAAGGCGTTCAAATGCTTCAAGAGCAAGACTGGCGTTCAATTCGTCGGCTGCATCCACCTTCCCAGTTGCTTCGGAAGCCGTGGGGCGGGTGGCGAGCAGTCGGTCGATGATGCCAATAGCGTGTCTGCCGTTCGATGGAACAACGTGGTTTTCGCTTTTGCCGTATGTGTTCTCAAATGACGCGATCAGGGCTTCGATGGACTCCCTGACAGATTTCAGATCATCCACCATCACCCATCCGGAAGCCATCGGGGGAGAGGTGAGGGCGCGATTTATTCCGAGCATAACGCAGTCTTTTTGGTCATCGCTGAGCGCGATCTCTTTGTTGATTTGCGCCATAATGCGTTCAGCAGTCGTCGGCGGTACTAAGACCGAATGATGTTCAGGAATGTTATTTTTTCTCTGAAAGTCGCCCAATCTATCCCCCATCCCATCGTCCTTATGATCTGATAGGGCGGCGCGGATTGCTTTAACTGCGGCCTGAAAACCCGCCCAATTCTTGTTCTGATGGTGCTCATTTAGTTTAGCCCAATCCTCTATGTAGGAAAGTTCCTCCATAGCCCTCCCTTCATCGCTATGGGGTTTTGCCGGACTGTAATAATCCGCGATGTATTTTTCCGCGTCGTCACGGGTATGAAAATCCTTGATTGGCTCGTTATCGGTAATATTGAAAACGGTATAGCAATCGACGCCATCAAAACGGACTTCCAATGTGTCCTTCGCATCTTCCGGCAGTAGTTCGTCATTGGGCATATCAATAATCCTCCATTCCTTTATTCGCATATTCGTGTACCATTTCATCCAGCTCCTTCAAATTACGCCATTGATTGCTACCTTGGCCGTCTACCGCGTCTATCAATGGATCAACATCTGCGTCTCTGAAATTAAAGCCGTAACGTTCCTCAAACATGCGCGAAAATTCAGCCTCCACTTTCTTTTGCTTGTCGGCCATCTCTATAAGTTTGTCTAGTGTCTTTAACATTGAAGCCATCACTCGCCCCCGTTCGTTGTGGGCGCGTCAATTCCATTGCGTATAGCCTCGCAAATCTGGATACGGCGTTCTGCATCAAGTGGAGATTGGCGCAATACACGGTCAACAACTTGCATAAAGCGCGTGCTGACGTTATCCGGCTGAGGGGCTTTGCGTTTTTCAACGGCATCACGGTTCAAAACACCCAAGGCCATTTCCATGTAATTTGCCGCCGGAAGCGTGTTTCCGTCCACCAACTGCTGTAATGCGCAACAGATTAGGTAACGGGGATCGCCTATATCATCCCCCTCTTGCCCTATGGCTGCTGATAATAGGGAGCGGATGGTGTCGAAGTGGGGTCGCAGATATTCGGCGGCAGACGCGACAAGTGGCTCCTGTTTGCTGGTTGTACGCTCTGTCTGGTTTGCCTTTATCAGACGTTCAAACGCATCCCGCGCGGCAATGTAGTCTTGGTGGGTTTTTGTGGTCATTTCTGGCTCTCTTTAACTATTCTATTCGCTTCCTCGCATTGTTTTGACCCGCAATTGCACAGGGCGGTTCCGTACTGTTTTCTCCAGCAGATCATGTGCTCCCCTCCCTATATGGCTTGAGTTTTTCGAGGGCTTCGTTAGTCATGGTCGGTGTCCTTTCCCATGCGCAAAATCGAAAGCTTCAATCCCTTTGAAAACAGGTATCCGTATTCTTCTTCTGCCTTGGCGCGGATTTGCTTTTCCACCGTTGAAATACGGGTCTTAACATCACTGTAAAGCGTATAAAATACCCCCTTACAACCAAGGCAATCACGGAAATAGACTTTGGGCTTATTTAAAGTTGAATAACAAACCCCATCACCTGATTTTTCGATCTTTGTAAAATGGAGGTCATTAAAAACAATGTACTTATCGTTTTCTGCCAGTGGTGAAAGTTTGGTAATATCAAATTTGTCATGGTTGTAGAATTTTGTCGGCTGCTCGTAATAGCGCAGTTCATAATGGTATATGGTTTTTGACATCATTCCTTCTCCGTGCTGGCTTCGTTGTGTGATACTTCGGTAAATTTATTTGGAACCCATATCGGTGGCTTGTTGTAGGGACGGCCATCGCACAGGAAATAATCTTCCATGATAAATTCTTTACCGACCATTGCTCGGCCCGCTTCTTCAAAGTTTTCATCGCTGGTTTCAACGGCACACGAAACAAATGGGTCAATAAGCCAATCTTTTCCAAATGCGTCTTTAGCTATGATTTCATGGCTATCCAGATATGCAGTGATAGTTAGTCGGATCGGCAGGGGCTTTAGAAATTGCAAATTTGTGCTCATTCCTTCCCTCACTTAATGATCTCCGCTATCTGCTTCACAATTGGCAACATTCTAACCCACCCGCCAAGTGTATCGTCATTACCATCAAGCTCTTCCAGAAGTGGGAGGATTGCGAGGTGTTGCTTGGCGGCGTCATACAGAACTTTGTATTCAACCAGAACAAAATCATCTTCACGATATTGCGCCTGTTTCTCCAAAGCCTCTTCGAGCCGTTTTATGTAGTCGGTCATGACCATCTTCCTTCTTTTTGATACATAACTTTTTTGCATTCATGACAGCGAATTGTGATAGTTGCGGATGTATCCGAACCGTAGCCGCATGTTTCACAACCGGAAGAACTGTAAACATCTTCCAATTCAATATTGGCATCTGACCAAGCAGCCCCACACCAAATACATTGTGGTTTAAATTCAGGCATTTCTCTCCCCCTCATCTAAAGCGGTACGGGCGATTTGTCCGCAATCATCCATGACCTTTGAAACCCTGTCTGTGAAAAGCCCGTGTGTTCGCGGTTCGATTCTGTTGTTATTTCCCTCATCCGCATAAAACTCCAACGCTTTGCGATACCTCTCGGCCTGACGGGTGAGGATATCCAAATGTCCGGTTGCATCCTCCCACAGCGCTGCGCTGTCATGTTTTCCTTGATTGCGCGCGTTCTCTCCGGCCTTTTTCATCCACCTGATGGTTGTTTCATATGATGCTATGGGGGCCTTATTGGTCATTTTCTTTTTAGCTCCGATGCATTTACAAGGAAGTGGACAGTGGCAAATGCGCCCGATATGAAGCCGCCAAGAAAAATTAGGATTTCAATCATCTGTATTCCACCTTCCATTCGAATTTCCTTTTCAACCACTCTGGATGCCTTTCCTTTAAGGTATCGTGAGCAAGTTTGGGTATTTTCCTAACCTCTATTTCATCTAAAACAGTAAAATTCACCTTAGCGGGAAGATTAGCATCTTTGAAAAAGAGGGTTAATTTCACTTACGTATTTCAAACCTTGCAGGGATGTAGTCAACTTTTCCCATATCCTGTAGAGCTTTTAGAGCGTAGTGAACGTCACTCGGGCGAAGTCCGGTTCCTTCTGAAATATCTACATTCTTCTCAGGCTTGTGTTTCTTTATATAGTTGTATACTACCTCTTGCTTGTTATTCATGTCGTCATCACTCCGTAAATAACAGCGACAATCCAGAACACAGCAACCACACCTACTGCACGAAGCCAGAATCTTACTGAATTAACCATGGGTTCTTTTCTCATCGGGTGAATCTTCTTTGGTAAATGATCCCAGTTAGGATGAGCGTAGCCATCCGCATAGGTGTAGAATTTTGGGTTACTCTCCATAATCTTCCTCACATTCTAATAGCGTTACAATTTTGGAGCATTGCTCCGCATCCATCCATGGGGTGAATATGGCTGTGAAATCTTCATTCATGATTGCGCCTCCGCTTTTGCGACCAATACCAGCAATTTATTGAAGGCGTCGGCGGCTTCGTCGCTGATTGGCGTATCTTTGATGGCGTTTAGAAGATTGGCTGCGTTGCCTACCAGCTCATCAAACATATTCCAGCATTTGACGATGCGGGCGGCGTTGGCTTTGTAATTATCGGTGTAGGACATTCCGCAAATCGTGCCACTTTCACTGACGATGTGGTAATCGTAGTCCTCACGCACTTTAATCTCTCCCTGTGTATGCTGTCCGGCCATCATGCGCCTGCCTTTGCGATTGCATCTGCACGTTTATCAGCAACGAAGTCAGCATAGGTATATTCGGCATCATAAGCATCGTTCTCGATGTACCCTGCCTCTTTCATGATTCTGTCTCTTTCTGGCGAATTCGGCTTGTGCAACGCATCTTGAAGCAACGCGGCCTCAAGAAGATCAGGCGCGGCGGCGATCAGGGCGGCGTTTGCTTTGAGGACATCTACATCATTTTTGCTTCCTCCCACCAAAGTCCCAACGTGGTACTCATTGTTGAGGCATCGGCCAAAAATGTTCTTGCGGGTTGTGTCTACCGTATCGACGATTTCCCAAGGCCCTTGTGTGTGTTTCGATTGTGTCATGTGTTTTCTCCTTATAAGAACACCCTACAGGAATAAAATGAACATGTAAAGAACTTTCTTTCATTATTTTAGATCATCTGTTGATAACGTAGGAATGCAGGAATCCCTCCCGATTTGGACGTATTTTGTGACTAGTCCTATATTCAAAAGAACGGATATAATACAGATAGTACATACTACGGAAATTACTTGTTTCATTGTGTTTCTCCTTTTGTCTGCGTGATTGCAGTGGCGAGAGTATATGGGCGGAATCGTGAATATTCGGTTAAGACTGCGGTTTTAATTTCATGACGAAGTTTTTCACAGCTCCGGTTTCTTTCACCCAAGTTAGATCGCGCTTGAGGTCCTTGTATTCCTTCGTGTCAACATGCTTGAAGTGCAGTTCTTCCTTGCGGCCAGAGGCATATTCTACCTCATACCAACCTTTTTGCTTTTTCATAGCTGTAGGTCCTCAATAAGTTGCTCAATACGCATGGCCATCGCTGGCTTGCCCTGCGCTCTAAACATATCAGCGGCGGATTGAAGTGTATCCAGAGCCTCAATATCGCCAATCGTCCGGTAGTCCTCATCTCTTGCGCGAAGCTCCGCTTTTAACTGGTCATCGGTTAGTTGACCCATAATCTCGTCAATATCTAAATCAACTTCGACCTCCGTATCAACCGTTACGGTAACTGGCACATCTTTAAACGTTACGTACATTCATTTCTCCTTTCATATCTCCACCTCTACTTTGCCTTTCGGGAAAACTTGGCCCATATCAATTGTAATCGGGCGAAATCTAATATCATCAATTCCCCATCCGTCTGCGAGTCCGTCCAGATTTGCCTTCATCCTAGATAAAAGTCCATCGAGGTCATACCTTGCCCGTGTAGGCGGATAGAACGTTATAGAGATGGGTATATTCCCCTCTGGTACGTAAATAGGATGAGAGCGTGCAATCCATCCAGCGACATCCCTAGCGTCTTTCTTGGCCTTTGCCAGAGCGTGATAGTGCAATCTTCCGTTGGGGGACAGGTCTTTAGAGGGCCAGTCAAGGGTGATTTTCATTTATCTTTTCCAGAATCTCAGTTACGGCCTTTTCTAAATGAGAGCGAATAAACCTCATTCCATACCTGTCTGCGTGATATGCGTGTTTTGTTAAGATGGAAGTTATCATGTCCTTGTCGATCATTTCGCGAATCTTCCCCCTACACGTTTCTGCTTTAACCAATGCCCTTTATTAGAGTGGTTTTTATTGATGAATTTCCAGCATTGCTCAAGCTCTTTGTTTACCGCTCCAAGTTCATGAAGAAGATGGGATATTTGCTTGTGATAGGCTTCTTGAATACCAAGTTGATGGTCATATTCTTTACGTGATACCCAAGGAAGCTTAATCATTCCAAATATCCTTTCTATACGGCGGTGCTTTAATGTCGAAACCGCTCTCCAAAATGAATCTTTCTACATCGCGTACATAATTCGAGAACTTTTTAGCATCCAAGTCTGCTGTTGAGGGGAGGGCGTTGAAGTTTTGCCCCATGATTTCCTTTTGCGCCGCTCCGAGAAATTTGTGTCTCATGAACAAGTGAAGTTCGTCCTTCGTGTATCCTGTTTGCTCGGCAGCTTGTGAGAGTATCTCCCAGTAATATCTATTAGCCAGATTGGAGCGTTTTGGAACGTATGGGCGGATTTCGACTTCTATTTTTTGGTGGTTGACTAACGCATCAGTCCAAGCCCCTACAATGAATTTCTCGCAAGCATCTACCTCCGTGTGTTCCCCAAGGATAAAAACTGTTGAATCAGACGACGACATTCTATTTCATTTCCGCTATGATCAAATAATGCGAGGGCGAGAGCAATTGCTTCATCGAGTCGTTCGCCCCAGAAAAATTTCTCCCCGCGAGAATGCTGTTTTCTATGGCAGTTTTGGCACAAGCTAACTGTAAGTGAATCGTCGGGTTTAAGGCCCATTCCTCCCGATCCATAAGCTCGTATATGAGCGGCTTCGATGTTTTGGGACACTCCGCAATTAACACAAGGCAACTTTCTAATTCGTTTGAGGTGCGCATCGCTTCTCACTCTGGTTTGTTTAAAATTGCTCACCAAGGGATTTTATCTTCCAGATCATCGGCTGCATATTGACCATCAGAACGATCATCTATGGGGCGCTGATAGTCTTTTTTTGGCGCGTAATTGGAATCGGTCTTTCCATATGGGGCCTGTACTTTTCCAGATAGAAATTTTCCACTTTTCCCCTCTTTCCACCAAAGGGCAATTTCCAATAATTCTCCTTGAGGTGTCATCATTTGCCCGCGAAAGTCCGGATATCTTTCATTTGTCTTTTGTTTGTTCGCAAATACCGTTGCGGTGCCGGGTTTTATCTCATATGCCATTAGAATGGTGCTCCTGTTACTTTTGCCATTAATTCAGAATTTTCCGTATTTAGTTTTGCGATTTTTTCGCGCTGGTCTTTGTCAATTCTCTCCCAGTCCCGGCGTATATTTGCCTCTTGTTCGGCTGCCTTTTTACCTTGATAAAAGGCCCAATCCAGAATATCTGCTATCTCAAATTCATTCATATTTTACCCCACTGGCACTAATTCATTTGCGCGTTTATCCAATTCCGCCAAGAAAAACGCCCTTGGTGCGACTGGTGAATTCTTTGTAGCCTTATCCGAAAGTCCTTGAATGAATGGTGCGTTATATTCTTTCCATCGTTCCAATTGATCGGGGGTTTTAATGCCCTTTATAACTGTAAGCATTTTCTTAACCCAGTTTCTCTGATCATCCACGGATACGAATTTATGTGAAGTGACTTGAGGGTGAATCCCATCCTTGATTTGCTTTTCCCTAATCTCTATCTGCGTGTAGATTTGCTCGGACATTTCCTCTGGGAGTGATTTTATAGAATATTCATCCGCAATGGCGTCAATTTCTACAACGTCTTTGGCTTGAGCGATTCTTGTAATCACCTCGGCTTGTAAGGAGCGTTGTTCTTGGGTGAATTTCTCTTCCGGTTGCTTCATTTCCTCTGTCAGTTCTGCAACGTATTTATTATCATCGTATCTTCCCAGATAAACGTCCGCAGACATACCGAGGAATTTAAACGCATTCATCAGAGCATCCGTTGTGGCGGATTTCATACCTTCATCATTCGACCGAGGTCCGTTTTTACCTTGTCTGACAATGTAATCTCCCCCTACACCATCGAATGTGTTGGGATTTCCTTTCGTCCAGACTGTGACTGTAACATAAACCAAGACCTCGCTTGTCTCTTGCGCTGGGACAATCTGAGTGGATTTTACATTATACCCCCATCCATCACCGATAGGCCCAAACGTTTCTGTCATTTTGCGAATCTGATAGGTCGGGTTAATCGCAGTACCCTTAAAAACCCCCTTATCGAATTTCTTCGTATATTGTGGATCGGTCTTTTCGAGTGAATTCCATATGTCTAATTTGCTCATTTTTCCTTCAATCTTCCTAAGTGTGCAATTACAGGTACGGCCACAGGCCCACGTTTCCCCATCTCCCTGAATATACCTCCGTTATTAGCGCGGGATACGAGTATTTTCTGGTTCTTTAGGTTCACTCAGTGACCTCCCATGGCTCCAAACACTTCTCAATTCTGTCTGCGAGAGAAAGATCGACTTTGTGCAATTTCGCTGCTACCATACTTATGGCTGGCAATGCGTCACGGCACTCGATCAGCAAAACAATCATGTCTTGCATTTTCTCATAGTCTGGGGATGCCCTCATTCTTTCAAGGTTAAATTTGCTCATCTCTTCTCCGTAAGCCTAACCCCTCGCAGGGAAATATATAAATCACGGGCAAATTCCGCACAGAAAGCATTTATAGCCTCGCTGCTGAGAGTTTTCCCGAACCATATATCCTCTATTTTATGTCCGTCTACTCGTAGGGTGTAGATCATGATTCTGACAATCTAGCGAGAGCATAACCAAACAGGAAGGAGAACAGCATAGAGAATGCGTGATGCTTATTGAAATGAGCGTGAATGCCAAATACCCCGCTGACTACAAGCATAAATACATCAACCATCATCTACTCCGCATATCCATTATCATTTCTCCAGTCACCGTAACCGTGGGGATCGTCGGAGTTTTCCCAGTCCTCACGTTCTTTTGCCTTCAGGTCTGCAAGGGCGGATTCTGCATCCATTTTCATCTCCTCGAATTTTCCCTCAACATCGAGAGCTTTTAACTTCTCCCAGTTAAGCATCATGTAGGCTTCCATACCTATGAGGAATTGCTCTAGTTCTTCTGTGTCGATCATGACGTTAACTCCGCTAAAATCTCATCATCTGTCATACGGGCGATTTCTGGTGTAATTGGATAACGGGCCGCAAGCATCTTGTTTTCTTGCGCGATAATCCAGTCTGCGAATTTGTTGATTTCATCTTGTGTAAGCAAGTGTTTTCTCCGTTTGTGATTGCATCCTAGAACAATTCGTTTTGTGCGTCAAGTATTTTTTAAAAATTATTTGCGTATATTCAAAAATCGTGTATAGTGCACAATAACGGAAACCTATTGAGGATTTAATTATGGAACGTATTTCAGTCGAGGGATTGCCAGCGGGAACAACCGCCGCATTAGAGCAAAAAGCCCTTTCAAAGAAGATGGTAAAGAAGAATGGCAAGCCGAACCTATCGGAATATGTGCGGTCTCTAATAGAAAAGGCCACAGGGGTTACCCATGTACGATGAGACAAGCTACATTTATCTCATTGAGTTGCCACATAATGATGAAACAATTGTTAAGATTGGCCGGACTCATTACCCCAAGGAAAGAATCAAGGCATATAAGAAAGCGTCTAAAAAGAGCGAGTTTGATAGAATATATAAAATTCCTCAACGCCGAGTCGCGATTGATTTAGAAAGAACGGCTGCGCTGAATTTTCCAAAAGCCAAAGGTCGAGAATTTGTTCGTGCGACAATAGCCGAGGTCGATGAATTTATCACCAAGACACTGCCAGAGCTGACAAAGGAAATTAACCAAAAGGAAAAGCAAGAGAGCGAGATATATCGCAAGAGGGCCGCTTCCGAAAGATATTATCAATCATTAAGGCAGAAAGAACTTAGGGAATTTCTTGCCGAGCAAATGGATTTATTACCAAGCGCGGAAGCAAGGGATGCGTTTTTGTTGGGCGCGAAAGCCGCGATAAGCTGGTCCAGAAAGCGTGGCTATTTTCGGCGGGGCATTACGATGAGTGTACGGAAATGGAAGTGAGGAATCATGTCCGACAAAGACCGCGTATGGGATTTGCTCACACTTTGCGCGAATCTCGACCTACCGAAAGAGCAAAGACAAAAGTATTACTCGCAGGCTTTAGAAATTGTCCGCAACCCCACAACGAAGGTAAAGAGGACACATCCGGTACAGTTTGAAGCCTTCTGGGAAGTATACCCTCGCAAGGTTGGTAAAGAGGAAGCGGAAAAAGCGTACACAAAATGCACTGATTCGCATGAGGTTATAATGAAAGGTCTGCAATACTATATTAAGACAAAGCCGGAATATGCCGATTATCTCCACCCGTCTACGTTTATCAGTAAGAAGAGATATAAGGATGCACCCGAAGACAATCGACCTATTAACAAACCCGACTGGCCAATGTGGAAAGTTAACCTCGCAAAAAAACTAGGGGAAACGCCCGTATCAGTGTGGTTTAGAGATGTAGAATATACCGATGGGGTGTTTATCTGCCCTACAGCTTTAGTCGTTAATTGGATAAAGACGAAGTTCGCGCAGGATGTTTATAGTGTTATGGGACAATTTGAAGTGAGGCTTAAGAATGGATAAATTAGAAATCATAATGCCAATCGGGGCTTTGGGTGCGTCTTCACATGATTCTGCGCTCGATTCCCTAATGAGGGATATAGGCATTAAATACTCTCAAAAAGATGAATGGGCTGAAAAATACGGCACTAACTTCAAAAATGAAAAGTTTGAAATGATGACTTTCTATTGGGGTGAGTGCGAGTGCGGCCACGAAGACGAATCATGGGAGTGGAGTGAGAACCATCATCATAGCGAAGACTGTTATCAAGCAGATATGAAAAAACAAATGTCTGACAACCCATTCAAGAAAGAAATTGACGACTTGATTGGTGAGCGGCGTTCAAAAAAAATTTTCTCTAAAGAGGCTGAAGAGGTTCAGAAAAGGATTAATAAGGTTTCTGATAAAGAAAGTGCTTGGGAAAATAAAATCTACAAGGGGCTTTGTAAAAAGCATGGTCTTCCTTACAAAGACGGATGGGGTTGCGCCGTTCATTGTACTTGCGCCTATGACAAAGATTGGGCTGAGTGGCTAAAAACCCATCAACATAAACCTGACTGCAAAATAATTATGCCTAACTTTAAGCACTATGAAACTGGCTTAGAGGTGAGGTGGTATAAATATATTGGAAGGGGAATGGAAACCAATATAGATATTGACCATGCCCTTTTGCATAAAATTAGGAACGATCTTTTGTCTTGAATTTTTAGTAAAAAAGAGTAACCTAAAGAAATCCCCCGCAGTTCCGGCTAGAGCCTGCGAGGGAGGAAAACTTAGTTTCAAGACAAAAGTAACCGATTTTTATTTTTTTGTCAAACAGTTTTCCCCCGATTGTAGCCCACCGTACCATGGGGGCTACGGATCAAAAAACCCCCTCAATTTTTGGACCTTTTTAAGAAAAGGTTAATTTTTCTCGCTCTGTCTACCCTGACAACGAGAGGCCGAACGATAAGACGATACCACAGGTATCCGGTGATGGCTGTAAAGCGTGCCAGCAAGATGACAACTTGCCTAAAGCTTTATGGTGTGCGCCGAAAAAAGCACAGGGCGATTGGAGGTGGAATCTCTAAGGGGAAACCCGGAAGGCACTGAGTACGCGCTCGAAAGAGTTCTGCTCGTCAACAGACCCCATATCGGGGGCGGAAAAGGGTGAACTATGCCTAATGTTTATCGGTTGAAAATAGTCTGGAATAATGAAAGATAACACTTTACAAAGCGGAATTAATCACCTAGTATGTCTATATCAACAAGGGGCAACGCCCCGCCAAGCAAAAGGAAACAAAGATGCAAGTATTTAAAAACATTAATTTCACCGCCCGCGACTACGAATGCACAAACATTGCGGCTTGTGTGGCTGAAACTGCGCCAAATGCGAATTATGCCCTAGCCGACGAATCAATCCTTAAAAACATGATGCACGTTTACACACAAGGCGGCGTTCAGTATTGGGGGTGGTTATAAAATGGGAAAACTAGACAAAACAAAGATCGACAAAAACCCATGCTGTCTTTTGCAGATGGGTCCGGGACTTGCGGAAATTTCAGGGAAAAACCATATTTGCCCTGTTTGCAGCCGAGAAGTTGAAATGGCTATGAGTTTCTTTGGTTCGCCATGCTGGGTGCACGTAGACACAGACTGGCCGTTAGCCACAAAAGAAGAATCGGTAAAACTCAAAAGAAAACTTAACAAGAAAATAAAGGCAAAAAAGGCGGTATGACCCCCACGCAAATTAAACTGATACGCAAGGCTCTAAAGCTCTCCCAGAACGATCTGGCAGACAGGCTTAGATTATCCCCACAAACGGGAGGACGCACTGTACGGGCTTGGGAAGCTGGTAAATACCCCATTACAGGGCCAGCTAGTCTAGCGCTTGAATTTATCGCACAGGCGAACGGTATTGAGTATTAACATAACGAAAGAAAACATTAGATGAAATACATTATTCATAAATTCAAAATGAGGTTTTGCCCAGCGTATAGGGATAATTTCGTCAAGTGCAAAAGAACATTCGACGCGCTGTATCTAAACCATATGGTGGAAAACTCCCATCCAGAGAACATGCTCGCAAGGCATTTTAGAAAACACTAGGAGTTAATGGAATGATAATCACCACAAAACAAACTGACTGCGTGTATCAAGATACTTTAATGGAAAGCAAGAGAACCACCTATTTTCTCGGCATCCCGGTTTATACCTTTAGCGTTCTGGTTAAGCAAAAGCCCAGTAATTAACATAACCGCAGACAAGAATAGGATAGATCATGGAAGATGAATACCAGCAAGTTATCAGGGACGCCCGCAGAACCCTTGTGTCGCACCTGTCCGATGTTTTGCCCAATTCCACCGAGGTTGTGAGCGCATTGGAGGACTTAATATTGGGTTATGTTCAGTTGCAGATTTTGCGTCAATCCACCGCAGGAGATGAATAATGGAAGTACCAAAGCAAATTGAAGTCAATGATTCGTGGCACGGTGGAGACTATGACAAAACCACTCATTACACCCGCACAGACATCGCTCAGGCTCTCGCAGATGCTTTGGAGGAATACCAATTTGCTGAGGAAATAGACGATCCTGCCTTGCGTCAATCGGAATTAGCTGTTGCCCGACAATCCGCCCGCAAAGCCCTGAGTGACTTCAAAGGAGAATGAGATGGGAGACGTACTGGCTACCGAAAGAATGGACGAAGAGGTTATTGAGCGCTCCAAAGCTATGGACGCCTCTGCTCGTAGACAATTAAGGGACCGCATGGCAATGGCGGCTTTGACTGGTATTCTTTCGTCATCTAAGGGATGGATTGGCGAGGGTGATTATGAGGAAGTTGCCCGCCGCTCGTACAAAACGGCAGACGCAATGCTCTCAGCCCGCGAAGGTGAGAAATAATGGATAGTAGAGAAGACATTTAAAGAATATTAAACATGAATGCGCAGATATTGCTCATGAATCAGACGGTTCTTAACTTGATATGCAATCAGCCCCACCGCGTAACCCATGAAGAACTGGAAAAACTCATTGCCAGTCAAGAGGCGAATGGACGCAAGAGAAAAACCGCGAAATGTATGGCGGAATTGCTATAGACAGGCACGATCTAGTTTTACAGCAACGCATAAACTTTGAATGGATCGACGTTCCGGTAGTAAGAGAAGACTCACCCAAAGAATCCATGAGTTATGTAATGGAAGGCGTGAATGCAATTCTCAAAGAATGAGGTTGTTTATTTTAAAGAGATTGGTATAGTGGATAAAAGGGGATTTTCATGAAAAAAAGCACAAAAGGCTCTAAGGGCAAACCCACCAAGGGAGAAAAGTGTTAATGGCAGAAGCAGAGATTCAGGCTATTCTCGACCCAACAACGACAGGACGTGGAATTAAAATTGTTCGCGCTTTCTATGATTTGGTCGCAGGTACAACAACATGGCTTATTACAGGTGGTTTTACATATGTAGGAAAGGCCAAACTCATCACAACAACGACTGCTGATAGCGATGCAACTCAGGCTGCCGCTATTGATGCTGCGATGGCTCTTTGACATAATCATTCTACAGTAGACATAACTAGATGGCAAGAGGCGAAAAGACAGGCGGACGAGTAAAGGGTGTTCCCAATAGGGCCACAGCGAATGCTAGAGAGGCCATAGCTGACTTTGTTGAGGGGAATGTCGATAGACTAAACGGCTGGCTAGATGCCATTGCGGATAAAGACCCCAAACAAGCTTTTGATTGTTTCATGAGTGTTATAGAATACAACATTCCTAAACTTGCCCGAACAGAGGTCCAGCCCCTAGACAAAGACGGGGAAAAATCAGACGGATTTAACATCAACGTGCGGCACATCTCTGTTGAATGCAAGAAATAAACATAGAGATACCCGAGAAGATCGGACAAATATTTTCTGAAAGAGATAATGTTCGTTATAGGGTCGCCTATGGGGGAAGGGGGTCGGCCAAGTCTGTTTCATTCGCTCGAATGATCTTATTGGAAGCGCTAGAAAAGCCCGGAGTTTATATGTGCTGCCGGGAATTACAAAAATCCATTAAAACATCTGTTCATAGTTTACTCGTGTCCGAGGTTCGTAATATGGGTCTAGACAGCCTTTTCGATTGTGGAAAAGAGTATTTAAGGACAAAAGACGGAAAATCAGAGTTTTTGTTCTTTGGGCTAAGGTCAAACTCAGAAGAGATCAAATCGACCCACGGAGTAAGGATATGCTGGATTGAAGAAGCCCAAGCAGTTAGTCAATTTTCTCTTGATATGTTATTTCCTACTATTCGTGCAGACAATTCAGAGATATGGTTTACATTTAACCCCCAAGATGAATTAGACCCTGTCTACGATATGTTCATTACGAACCCTCGATTAAAGTCTGTGGTTAAAGAGATAAATTACATGGACAATCCATGGTTTCCTTCAGTTTTAGAAGATGAAAGGGTGGAATGTCTCCGATCTTCCCCAGATAAGTATGATTGGATATGGTTAGGTAAACTTTATGTGAATGTGGAGGCTTCGGTTTACGGAAGGTGGATGGAGAAAGCCAAGGACGCGGGCAGAATAAAACCTGGAATCTTCGATCCCTCTTTACCAGTCTTTACGGCATGGGATTTGGGATTTTCTGACGATACAGCTATTTGGTGGTTTCAAGTCGCACAGAACGAAGTTCGGTTAATAGATTATTATGATAATAACCGTCAGGATATGAGACATTACGCCGAGCAGATTTACGGGAGAGAGATTCCTGAAGATAAATGTAAGTTTGGCCCAAATGGGAAGGTTTTATCTTATGAGTTAGGTGGGTATCTAGAAGGGTGTGGACATCGTAAAGAGTATAAATATGCTGATCACTATACCCCTCATGACGCCGCAAATAAACTCTTACAAGCTGGAGGACGGTCGGTTGTTGATCAACTCTATGATTACGGAATTAAAGCAAAGATTGTCTCTTCAACTTCTCAACAGAACCAAATCTCCGCTGCAAGGGCTACAATTGATCTTTCATGGTTTGATGAGGAGAGGTGTAAAGCAGGGATAAGATGTCTGAAAAAGTACGAATTTAAGTTAAATGAGCAAAAAAACTCCTATTCTAAAGAGCCCGATCATGATTTGGGGGGGTATTCGCATGGATGTGATGCGTATGAAGTTATTGCGCAAGTCTGGAAATCTGCTAAGCTTACAGAAGCCGAGACAAGACCCAAGTTCTTCGAGCAACAAACAGCAAACGAGATATTCTGGCCCACTCAGACCGGAACCGATCCATATAAGAGGTTGTAATGAGTCAACAGGGTTTAAGGCAGGCAAGTGTGAGGTTGGTTACTGGAACGACAAGTACATATGAAGGGGATTTTCACGCGCTTTTCGATGGGGATTTAATTCCCAACGGACCATTCAATCAACGTCTATTAGCGTGGATTAATGCCAAACTCTCTCAATCTAATACTGATGTAAATCAAGCCATGCAATCGCTAGCGGATGCTAATTCGGCCTATAACTTTAGTTCAATGGGGACATTCGATGCCTCTTGAAATTGAACAGACTGTCGATCAGGCATTTTGGTGCCAACAAATCACTACTTATGAACAAAAGTTCCAAGTATGGGAAAAACGCGCAAGGAAAATCGTCAAACGATATAAGGACGAAAGGGAGAATAATGAAGAAAATCTCTCCCGTTTTAACATATTATGGTCGAATGTTCAAACTCTCGCGCCCGCTTTATACGCAAGAGACCCCAAACCTAATATAGATAGAAGACATGAGGATGATGAGGTTGGAAGGGTCGCGGCGCAAGTATTAGAACGAGCGGTGATGTTCTATGTCGAAAATGATCTCTTTGGGGAGACGATGAGACAATGTGTTCTAGACAGACTTTTGCCCGGTAGAGGGACTTTGTGGGTGAGATATTGCCCTCAAATAGAGCGTGAGGAGAAGGTTTTAACGGACGATCAAGTTGAGTATGACGAAACACTCGCTTTTGAAGAAGTTGTTCCTGATTATGTACACTGGGAAGATTTTGGACATATGTGGGCCAGAACCTTCGAGGAAATGAGAGCGGGATGGAGGAAGGTTTACCTTTCTAGAAAGAAATGCATTGAGAGATTCGGTGAGGAAATCGGTTCAAAAATCCCTCTAGAGTCTGTGGATAAAAAGAAACAACAGGGAAATCAGGAACGTAAGGCCATAATTTACGAAATATGGGATAAAGAGACCAAAACAGTTTACTGGGTTAATAAGAGTATGGAGGATATCCTTGATAAACAAGAAGACCCTCTTCGTTTACAAAAGTTCTTTCCTTTTCCCAAACCATTATACTCTACATTAGCCAATGATAATTTAATCCCTGCGTCGGATTATCATCAATATCAAGATCAGGCATTAGAACTCGATAGTTTAACGGGAAGAATCAACTCGATCACCAAGGCTATTAAAGTAGCTGGGGTGTATGATGCCACGAGTCAGGCTGTTGAGCGCCTATTATCGGAAGGAATTGAGAATCAATTAATACCCGTAGAACAATGGGCTGTTTTTGGAGGGGAGAAGGGCGGACTTAAGGGTGTTGTTGACTTTATGCCCATGGTTGACATTCTCCAAACCCTTTTAGGGCTTTATGAGGCGAGAGAGAAGGTCAAACAAGATTTATACGAAATTACCGGAATTTCCGATGTCATTAGGGGAGCGACCAATCCCAACGAGACGGCGACTGCCCAACAAATTAAGGGGCAATATGCCACATTACGATTAGATAACATGCAATCTGATGTTGCACGTCTCTCAAGAGATGTTGTGAGATTGTTCGCTGAAATCATTGGAGAGCACTTTTCCTTGGAGACAATCAAGCAGGTCTCGGGGATGAAATTATTAACGGCTCAAGAAAAACAACAGATTGAGATTCAACAACAGGCCGAAATGGTATCTCAGCAAACAGGTCAGCCCTCAATTCCAGAAGAAATTGAGAAAGCGCTTTCCCTTCCTACGTGGGAGGAAATCATGGAGGTTCTCTCCAATGATATGCTTCGGTCGTTTAAAATAGACATTGAAACAGACTCGACGATTAAGGCCGATCAGGATGCAGAGAGAGAGGCTAGAACGGAATTCTTGGGGGCTGTGTCTGGATTCTTACAAGTCGCCTCAACAATTCAAGACCCTACGATTAAGCCCCTACTTATGGAGATGTTGAAGTTTGGTGTTCAAGGATTTAGGGCCGGAAGAACTATTGAGGGAGAATTTGCAACAATCATTGAGGGAATGAAAAAGCAAGCAGAAAATCCCCAACCTCAAGCTGATCCAGAGGTTGAAAAGATGAAGATGCAAGCCCAAATGGACCAACAAAACCTTCAGGCCAAAGGACAACAAGAGCAGATGAAGATGCAGTTTGAGGGTAAAAAGATGGAGCAAGAAAAGTATTTGGCAGATCAGAACTTCGCCCTTGAACAACAAAGATTGGGCGTGGAGCAAGAGAAAATTAAAGGCGATGTTACCAAAGCCAAATTTGACGCTAAAACCAAAATAACAGGTGAATCAGCAATGATGGACCCTGAATTAAATGATGGCGCAATGCCTATTGCTGATAGTATTACACAACTAGCAGAGGCGATGACGCAAGGATTAGTGCAGATCGCTCAAATGCAGGTTCAAAGCAATCAAGCCGTAATACAAAGCAACAATCAATTGTTGGAGGCCCTGATTGCTCCAAAGGTTATCGTTAGGGATGCTCAGGGTAAGGCCGCTGGAGTTAGGGTGGTAGTTAACTAATGCCAGTATTACACTCATTTGTTTCTGCCATACCAGATGATCCGGCTTCTGTTCTAGCTGGTGAGGTTGTTCCTTCTAATTGGAACGATTCCCACGTCGTTAGTATTGAGATTTCAGAAATTGATGCTTCAGGAACGCCCGATAATACCACTTTCTTAAGGGGTGATGGCTCATGGGCTACGGGATCATCGAATGTATCAAGCATTACCCAAAATGCTCATGGATTCTCTGTTTCTGATTTGGTTTATTTAAACAGCGGTACATATACACTAGCGCAAGCCGATGATGTTGTTAGTGCCGAGGTTGTCGGGATGGTATCTGGGGTTACGGATGTCAATACATTCTCTCTAACCACGGGTGGAATGGTGACGGGTCTTTCCGGTTTAACAGCGGGGACGGTTTATTTTCTATCCCCAACAAGTGCGGGAGATTTAACCTCTACAGAGCCATCTACTGTAGGACAGGTTGTTAAACCGATATTTGTGGCTAATAGCACAACCTCGGGATATTTCATAAACTATCGCGGTGAATTAATCGCCCCGAGTTCTAATGCGGTGAATCTCTATATTCAAGACACTCCCCCTGTTGATTCATCTCCTTATTTATGGATTGACACGACAGGCGGTGATTTAAATTTTTGGGTTGAGGACGGCGTATGACATTAATTAATGCTTTTGGTGATATTGCTTTAGACGCGAGTGTTCAACAGATCGTAACGAAACTCCCGACTGCCACCGCCGAACTTCCTATTCAGGGGGATGTTTTCTTGCCTGTTATGCAAGCTCCTCAGATTACCTTTAGAGCGGGATTTGATAAGACAATTTCTAACGGGACAGACCCCTTAAACGTTACGGAAATATGTATTGGTTCTGGTATGGCGCGAAGTCAAGCCAACGGATCATTAACAATTACCTCTGGAACCACAGCAAACGCCGAGACTATTTTACGCTCCCCTGCGTCATTTAGCGGTGATTTGAATATTAGCTATTCTATGGTTGCGTCGCAGAGGATTGCAAACAACAACATTTATTATGAGCTTGTTGATGTTATCGGTGATAATCTTGCTTTTGTTATTAACTCTGCAACATCTGTAACTGTCACCATTCCGAGTAATCCTTTTACGTCCGAAAATGTCGGGCAGTTTATGTATTTTGGCAATCTGACTGGTACGGCGGGAACGATTCCTAACCGTTATGCTATTGCATCGGTTTCGGGAAATGATGTGACATTTACGGTTGCTTCATTTCCTAGTAGTGGTTCTGGGACGGTTTCTTTATTTGGATGGAATTATTACCATGTTCTTTACACATCAACCACCGCGACGAATGCAGCTTATGGAACGCAAAGAAACGGTTGGGTCACGGCTGATACAACGGTAACGGTTAATACCACCGCCTCCCCGGGACATATTGGTATTATTAGTGCAAGCGATGGTAAGTCTGCGTTTCACGATATGCTTTCTGCTTCTGGATCACTGGCCACTCAGAGAGCGACTTCTTTACGCAATGTTCCGACTGACACGTCTAATCTTTATTTCCAAATCCGTGTTACCAATGGAACAACCAATCCAGCCTCAACCACAACTTTCACGACTGGTTTCTATGAGGTTTCAAACTGCGTCATTCAACCAGTAAGTGTAAACAACGTCTCCCCTCAAGGTACGTCGAATACACTTCCGGTTGCGGTTATAGGAACTCCAGCGGTAACGGTAACATCAGGAGCTATTACAGCTACTGGAGTGGCGGGGGCGGCGGCGCACGATGCGGCGATCTCAGGAAATCCCGTTCGTATTGCTGGTCGGGCGGTAACTTCAAATTACACGGCTGTTGCAACTGGTGACGTTGCGGATTTTGTATCCACAACAGTCGGCGCTCAAATCATTAAACCATTCTCTATTCCTGAATTAGATTGGTCATATGCTGCTGCTTCTGGAGGTATATCTAACACAACCACTGCCGTTACAGTTCGTGCTGCGCAAGGAGCGGGTATTCGTAATTATGTTACCTCTATGCAAATATATGCGCCAACTTTAGGGGCTGCAACTGAGTTGGCTATTCGTGATGGGGCGGGCGGGACGGTTCTGTGGAGGGGATATTCTCCAACAGCAGGAATTAATCAAACAATTCAATTTGAAAATCCTTTAAGGGGTACAGCCGCTACATTGTTAGAAGTGGTTACATTGACAGCCACAGTAACTGGAGGGGTTTATTTTAACTTACAGGGGTACTCAGCACCTTAATGGCAAATAGCGCTTTCACCATTGGAATTCCCGGAGGGGCTGTCGAGACGATTTCAATCGCTTCTGCGAATGGTTTTTCTGGGACATCGGATGGAGACCCGATTAATCCAGAATTGACGATTTCTACGACTATAGGTGCTGGAGAGATTCCACTAGGAAATGGTACCGGAGGGTTTATTGACGCTCCCGTTACTGGGACGGGAAATATTGTTTTGGCTTCCTCTCCAACGCTTTCAAATCCCAACATAGGAAATGCCACAGGAACCACTCTTTCTCTCACCGCGAATAGCAATCAAATTATCTTAGATAGCGATGGATCGTTTACTGGCACATTAACGACCTCAGCTTTAAATGGAAATAGAACGTGGACCTTTCCCAATCACTCAGGGACTGTCGTTACTCAGACAGGAAGTGTGACGCTAACCAACAAAACAATGGATGGTGGGTCTAATACTTTTACGAACATCGCACAGTCCTCCATTACAGACCTTACAACCGATCTTTCTGCCAAGGCCCCATTAGCGTCGCCAACTTTTACGGGAACTGTCACTTTGCCGGAAATTGCCTTTGATGGTACGCCAAACACGGACGACACAGTAAATGGCCCCACTACAAGCACATTCAATGCGGGTGCCACAATTGCTCAATGGGATTGTGTTTACCTTGACTCATCAAGTACGTGGATTTTGGCGGATGCGGATGCGGCTAGTACTTCTGGTCCTGTTATGCTTGCATTAGCAGCGGCGTCCGGTACGGCTGGAAATCCTATGAAAGTTGCACTGACAGGGAGTTTTTGTAGAAACGACGCATGGGCGTGGACAGTTGGAGGTGCGATTTACGTCGATACAACAGCAGGTGGATTGTCTCAAACCGCTCCTTCTGGATCAGGAGATATAGTCCGAGTAGCAGGATATGCAATGAGCGCAGATGTTATTTACTTTATGCCATCTGGTGCGTGGGTTGAGGTAACATGACGATTTCTAAAGTCATGGGAGTGACCGACTTCACAACTGTAATGAATGTTGCTGATATTGCAAATGTAATGGGCGTGGATAATGCTATTGGAGCAACGCTCCTAGATGGCTTTGAGAGTATTTCAGGAACCTTATCGGAATATACAAGCTCCGGATATGTTTGGTATCAAACCTCGGCGGCCGGAACTGGATTAGGAATCACAACTTCAACATCTCATGTCACGCAAGGATCATTTTCTTGGAGATGGCAGGCAACAAGCTTGAATGTAAGTGGACCCGGCTGGCAATATAGAACGTCGTCTGATTATATAGTAGGGGTAGATTTATCTGGATTTAATAGTATCGAACTTGATGTTTTTGGAGCGACAGTTCCGGCTAATGTTGCGATAGATTTTTTTGTAGAGGATTTGCCTGATTTCAATCAGTTTCAATTTGATGGCACCGCAACGGGATTTTCAGGGGCGGACACCCTCGTTTTAGATATTTCTGGTTTTACCCCGACAGAAAAAGCCAATTGTAACATTGGAATGAGGATTTATAACGTTGGCCCCGGTACAAGCGGGGCTGTTGACATTTACATAGACTATCTAAGAGGGTCTTGATGGCTTTTCAGTCAACGGCCTTTCAAAATAACGCATTTCAAATGGATGATGAGTCCATTACAAGGGGGGGATTCTATCCAGATCATTATAGAAAACGCCTCAAAAGACTGGAGCTTCTCACTCGGACGAAAGACCGCACAAAAATAGAAAAAGCCGTAGAGACCGCCAAAGAAGCCAGAGAGGAAATAGAGAGTAAATTAGAAATCAAGCCTATTGAAATTGATTTTAATCCAAGCGATAATATTTCGGAAATTACCCAAACACTTCTGGCGGAAATCGCTCTTATTGAACGAATGATCTGGATGTACGAACAACAATTAGACGATGAAGAAATCCTTTTACTAATATGAGCCATAAATATCATTGCGAATCTTGTGATTTAATCTTCTATCCAGATGATTCTTATGACGATAATCCCCAAACAAGGGTTTGTATAAAATGTGGTCATAATCCAGTATTATATGAGGGGTATATTGGTTTTCTTCCCAATATTCAAAGGGATCATATAGGAGAGGGTTTAAAAGGAATCGTCAATCCGGTAAATGGTAAAAAATACGATAGTAAATCCGCCTATGAAAAGGATATCAAGGCTTCCGGACACGTTATTATGGGCAATGACGCCCCCACGAAAGCCAACAATGAAATACGCGGCGATTTTAATGTCCGTAAAGAATTAAAGGACGCCGTACAACAAGTTTTCTCCAACCAAAAAAGAGGTAAGAAATGAGCGATACATTAGAAGAAACTGAAGTCTCCCTAAGAGATCAGATTAAATCTGCCATAACGGAGGTTAATGAACCTGAGGAAGGCGATGACCTTCCTGAAGTTATAGAAAAAATCGAGGAAAAACCACGCGATGAGACTGGGAAGTTTAAAAAAGCTGAGGAAGTTATTGAAAAAGAGATTGATGACCCTGCGCCAGCGTCTCTTTCCGGACCCATGAAGGCAAAATGGAAAGAACTCCCCCAAGATGTCAGGGCAGAATGGTCGAAACGGGAGAATGACATTCACAAGATGTTTACGGCCCATGATGGGGAGCTTCGTCTTGGAAGAGAAATGAAGGATGTTATTTCTCCCTATATTCCTATTATTCAGGCCGAGGGTGGCACACCTGTTAAGGCTGTGAGTGATTTATTGAATACGGCGTATGTTTTAAGGACGGGCACACCGGAGCAAAAAGCCAACCTTCTTTATCAAGTAGCCCAACAATACGGGGTTGATTTGGGGAAAATCCAATCCCCTCAATATACTGATCCTACTATAAAATCACTTCAAGATGAAATTCAGCAACTCAAACAACAAACTTCCCCGGAGGTTATTGAAAAGCAGTTGCAAGAAAGAATTGAAAATGCTAGAATTCAATCTGAAGTTAATGCCTTCGCTGCGGACACGTCCAAAATCCACTTTGAACAAGTAAAAGCCGATATGGCTGCATTGCTTGGAAACGGTAGGGCGAAAGATTTGCAAGAGGCATATGATATGGCTTGCTGGGCAAGACCTGAAATTCGCTCCACCCTGTTAGAAAGTCAGGAAGCGAAAAAGAAGGAAGAAATTGCCAATAAAAAGAAAGCCGCCGTATCTCTTACGGGCAGTCCCGGTGTTTTCGAACCCAACTCCACCCCCCCAAATAGATCACTAAGAGATGAAATTAAAGCCAATATACAGGCCGCAAGATCATCAAGAATTTAGCTTAAGGGGATGGTCTCCTTAAGAAACATTTAAGGAGTCAACATGGCTGTTCCAAATTCAACGATGACGGAGATTGTCACTACGACACTTCGCAATCGAACAGGCAAACTGGCAGATAACGTTACTGAAAACAACGCTTTGCTGAATCGCCTAAA